GAGTAGTGTTAGATTCTTCTTCGTCATCGGCTTGTTGATTTCTTTCCAATGCGATAACACAATCACTCAACTGTGCAATAGATTGACTTCCTCTTAAATGACTAAGGGATACTTCGATTCCATTCTCATGTCCTTTGTCAGAGGATACTCTTCTTAGATGAGAAACCAGGATAAGTCCTGCTCCTGTCTCTTCAACTATACTCCTGAGTCTAGTCATAATATCATCTATGGCTCTCCTTTCATCGCCTTCATGCACGGCAGATACTAACATGTGCAAGTGATCTACCACTACCCATTTGCAACCACACCCTATAATCATAAAACGTAGTTTAGAAAATATCTCGTCAATACTATTCGTACCAAAGTGAGCATGTACCCATACTCTATTTTTATTTTCTCCATCGTAAAGAACACTAAATAGTTTATCAAGTTCTTCGCTTGAAAACTTTTCTCTTTCTTGGTCTATGTATATTCTAGCATTAGCTTCAATAGAAAGAATACCATCAACAGTTCTTCTCCAATCTTCTTCAAGAGCTATCACCCCTACGTTATCAGTAGTGTTCATTATTAAATGATGTTCTAGCTCTCTAGTTACAGAAGACTTACCGAGTCCTGTTCCTCCAGTAACGCAAACTAATTCAGACTGTCTCAATCCTATAAGTTTTTTGTTAAGACCTTCCCAAGGATAAGGAACACTCTCTTTGTATTCTCTATTATGAAACTTACTTCTTAATTCAGATATATTAATGACACCACTAGGGGTATAAACCTTTGCATCCCAAAAAGCCTGTATGAATTGTTTATGTGCGTTGGCTTTAAGCATATCATTAGGGTCTTTAAAACCATTAGGCAACGTCATTATCTTAGCCTTTCCTGGTTTAAGTATCCTAGCTAACTTCTTAGTAGCTTCTCTACCTGCTTTATCTTTATCTAAACAGATAACTACAAACTCAAAGCCTTCAACAAATTCTAAGTTTTCCTTTACAGATTTAACTGCACTTCCTGCACCATCTTTAATAGATACCACAGGCCATTTGTTTCCTGTAAGTTGATGAGCACTCAAAGCATCGAGCTCTCCTTCAACAATCAGTAAGTACTTACCTCCTGATTTAAAAAGGTTCTCACCAAACAAACTTGCTTCAGCTTTTGTTCCTGTCCACCTGAAATCTTTAGTAGCAACTGTTCTAATCTTTGAAGCCGTTAAAGTATTCTCAGAAAAGTAAGGGTACATGTGTTCAACAATATTACCTTGTTGGTCATGTAACACTTTAACTCCGTACTTACGGGCAGTCTCTTCAGATATGTTCCGATCTGTTATGGAAGCAAAAGAGTATTTAGAAGCATCAGTAGTTTCCATCTTTTTAGTTTCTTTAGTTTCTTTAATTTCTATATGTTCTTCGTTGTATCGAAAAGGTTTATCGCCATCAACATTATGACTATGACACCAAGCCGTTCCATTTGAAAATACTGTAACACACTTATGATGATTACAGATTGGACATGATTGATGAGTCTTAGCTACTCCGTCTGATGACATAAATCCTCCTTTAAGTGAGTGGATAGTACTACTACTTGGAGACTACCCACTCGTTTCGACAAGAGAAGTTTCCTTCTCGGCACACACTATTCTGAGTCGTCTTCTTCTACTACTTCTACAGTTTCAGCTTCAGCGTCTTCAGAATTAGGTTCTTTTCCCTCATTAACTATAGCAACTATCTGATTAGAAAAGAAATTAATTGCAGCATTAGTCTCTTCTAAATCTAAAGATTGATTAGCTTTCTTTTGAATTAGTCTTTGAAGTCTTCCAAAGACTGCTTGACCTTCTTCAGGTAAGTCCTCTACTGATATGTTAACTCCGTCAAGAGTGATATAAGGAGATGGGTTATTTATTTCTTCATTCATAATTAAAACTCCAATTCGTTTTCTTCGTTATCAATTCCAAGTTCTTCTCCATCAAAAGAAGTACCTTCATACTCAATTAGATTATTAACTTGGACGGCTTGTAAGTCTAGACCTTTGCCTGATCTATCACCAAACGTCCAATCGTAGGGTCTACATTGAACAGTAATGTCCGATCCGTTACCTACGTTAACATCTAAAGGATTCTTGTCAGCATCAACCAATTTAGGCACAGGATTAGGACTACCATCTTTTCTTCTTTCATCTCTCTTTACAGTTATGAAAGGAGAGTACTCCTTATCTTCTCTAACATTGAATCCTTGCTCTTTAAGTTCAGAAGCAAGTCCGTCTTCCAGGACTACATCTACTGAATATTTAGCAGGAGGATACTTTGTTTGGCCTACTGATGTGATTCTTGCCCACATAGCTTTTCCATTTAGCAACATATTTTTTTCTCCGTATTATTAAACAAAACTGTAGGAGTTTTAATTGAGATTCTAGACTCCCAAACTAGAGCTAACCAACGTAGCATAGAATGATTTTCATGGAGGGGATATTGAGGTGTAATCATTCTGTATCTCAAGACTTTAAATAAGGTTTATAGATGTATGCCATAAATATATCAAATGATTGTTTATCTATAAACTTCATTATATACTTATTACCATCCAATCTTAACTCATGGCCTAGCTTCATCTCGTACATCTCAGTTAAGATGTCAGAGTCAGATGCTACTTTATGATATTGTTCTTTATTCAGAACGCAAGTGTTACTTTCTATTCCCATCATTAGTCTTAATCTATTTAATTAGTGCGTATTATACACGAATGAATATTAAAATAAAGTACTGACCAGGATTTATTCCTTAACAGTTAATTTCATTGTGTAGTTACAACCAACTGCTCCTACGTCTGCTGATTTGTACTCAAACTTACTAACGTATTTACTAGCTATCCTTTGTATATCTAAAGGTACTCCATAATCTACAATAACATTAGCTACTTCTCCTTCGTAAGATACGTCATAAGAAACATCAAATGTAAATGATCCTATTGATCTAGCTTTAGATAAAGAACGAGCTAAAGATTTATTAGAAGGTTTAGATAGTCTATCTTCTAGACATCTTATAGCCGTAGGATACGTCTTTACTTCAATGGGAAGCGTAGGTTCTTCTACTACTTCACTAACTTGTGCTTCAGGTTGGTTAGTAATTTTATCAATAAGGGGAGGTTCATAAGGTAATACAGGAGTAGATAAAAGATATACTTGGTCTTCAAGGTCTATAACTTTACCTGTTATAGAAGAAGCTACTCCCTCTAAATCCTTTATGCTATTGGTTATATTACCTATCTCTTCTGAGTAATCTAACTCCTCAAGGGAAGCTAAAAGTTGTTGAAGTTCCTGGCTTACACCTAAGTTACTTTCATCTAGGGCATTGACCCTACTAAGTAATTGGCCATAAGACTTCTGCATTTCTAAATCTATATACAAATTCGTAAAGAATTTGACACTAAATAAAGAAACAAATATTGCAATTACTACTGTTGTAATAATTGAAGTTATTAAATTTTTCATATATTCTCCTTTTCAAAATTTAAAATACATTCTCCTAAAAACTGTGGGATTTGAGGTAACACGGCATTGCCTAGTCCTCGCAATCTGTCCACCCTTCGGGGTATCCCATAAGCCACTCTACCCACGTTGGGTTCAATTGCCCATTGGGTTTTGGCATAGTCGGTGTATCGCTCAAGTTGTCCTCTTGAGACAATAAGTTCAGGCTCTCTTCTAATGCCACTCGGTTTGGAAGCTGACCCATATGAGCTCTTAGACCCTTGCTCATCTTGTCCACTATTGTCTGAACTGAACTCGCTCCCTTCCAATCCCTCGCACATGGAGTTGGGAATAGTTGAACTTGATCTGCTAGACCTAGACTGTGACTGTCCTTCCCGTCTTTCGTCTTCCTCCTTCCTGACTCCGTGAGCTCTGCGTTGGGGTGTTCCACTTCTTGAGTTGTTGGAGTTGACCATAGCTTCTTCTTCGCTTTCTTGTGTTCCTGTATCATTTCCTGGTGTGCTACTTGATCGTTGATACTGATTGGTAAACTCTTCTCCAACTTCATTTGCATTCTCTCCTTCGATGATGCTCCCCTGTCCGAATGTGCATCGGGAGTTGGCCAACGGATAGGCGATGATCCATATGCGATCTCTTCGGTGTAACCCACCAATTGCACTACAGGGTATGCAATGCCATTCTGCATGATACCCGATCTCGCTGAGATTTTGTAAGACCAATGTAAGTCCTTTAGATCGAAGGGTTGGTACATTTTCAATAATCGCCCACTTCGGCCGTACATCTTCGATGAGCCTTGCATACTCCGACCAAAGAGATGATCGTTCTCCGATGATTCCTTTTTGTTTTCCTGCAACTGAGATGTCTTGGCACGGGAATCCTCCTGTGATGACGTCAGGTTCAATTCCGTCTGCTTGTAGTGTGTCATAAGTTAACTCCTTTATGTCGTTATAAATTGGAACGTCTTTCCAATGTTTGTTTAAAACTCTGTGGCAGTAGGGTTCAATCTCACAGAATGCAACAGTCTCAAATCCGCCTGTGTTCTGAAGTCCAAGACTGAACCCTCCGATACCACTAAATAAATCTAATACTTTGTGTGTCATGTGTGCTACCTTATCAAAAATTAATCAACAATTCAAGTCAAGACCAGGATAAACTATTTTAATTTCTTTTCTTTTGTTTGTATCCAACTCTTTAAATCTTCTAAGTAATGTTTAAGTATGTAATAACTTCTAGCATGAAACTCGTCTGTGTCTTTGTACTTTGCATGACGATCTATAGCCTTTAAAGTTTGTGCTATCATGTCTTGCCAATCCTTTCTTACCTCAGTCGTGAATGTCCTTTTTGGCATAGTTCCTTCCCTCTAGTAATACAAATTTAGGAAGTAGTTTACCTAGTAATCCTTCTCTTCTCTTCCAAATTTCACTAGTTCCGTCTGCGAATCTAAGTTCTAACACTCCGTCATTTGCATGAAGCGAAGTTATTCTGTCTCTTTCAAAAAGTTCTTTGTGTAATTCGTGAACATCATACTCAGTCATCTTCTTCTCTCCTAAGTCTCTCATCTTCAATAGCGTCTAGGAAAACTTGGTCGCACTCAAAGAAAGCACTTTCTAATTTACTTTGCAATTCACTTACTACATCAAGACAACAATCCATTTCATAAGTTAAACCATTATCGTCTGCAAGGTTAGATAGTTTGACTTGTAGTTCAGTAACAGGATAGCTTAAATGTTTAGCATCTTTAGTTATACTCATAGCTTCTGAATAGGCGAGCTCTAAGTTTAGTAACTTATCTTCACCTATTCCTACCCAATCTGTAACTTTATTAAATCTAAACCTCCTAAACTCTCGTTCTTCTGTATCCTGGTCTGTTCCTTCAAAGCCGTCAAAGTCTCCAAAGAATCCACTAGGTTTTATTTCCCTAACGGAATCGTGGCCATAGTTAAACTTTATAGTTTGGTTAGTTTTAATAGCTTCAATAACATCTAGTGTTGCTCTTGATATGTCAATCATTTTCCTTGTCCTCGATATCGTTTCCAACCCCTCTTACGAGACTTATTCATAGTAGAAAAGGATACATTACCTCTACCTATTGAAGTAGCCTTACCTTTCGATCCCGTTATGGGTTGATGTTCTACTTGTGTTCTAGCCTTTCTCATTAGTTTTTACCTCTTTTAGTTATTGTTATATATATATTTACTTAAGAAAGCTATATCTTCTGAGTCATTTTTTATTCTTTCTCTTTCATATATATTCTTTTTCATTTCTACATAGCTATCGGCAAAGAGTTCTAATGAAAGACCTTCAAATCCTTTCAGTTCTCCTACCTCATAGCCTTCCTCGTACCAAGATTGTTCTAGTCCTCTCATTTATAACCTCTCTCTTTAAACATTCCTGTTAACTTTTCTTTCTTTGGATGTTCTGATTCCATATAACCCTCCCAAATTTCTTGTTGTATTATACGCTTTTCTTTTTTGTTTGTCACCCCTACAACCAGGACATCTTTTACTTTAGGTTTCCAAGTCTTCCAATACTGTTTTTCCTGGTCACTCCAATACCACTCAATGTTAGTACCATTGTTATCATAGCCAAAGATTACTTTATCTTTCATCTTCTTCATCAGGTTTCACAAATATCTGTTGGATAAATTCTTCAAGTATAAAAAACAATTCAAATCTAACTTCAACATTACTTGGAACTACTCCCTCTCTTAGAAATGTGTTGTTTATTCTACTTGTTAAATAGTTTACAACCTCCTCATCAACTTGGCCTAGCTCTGTAAATTCTTGATGTAGAATATCAAAGACTAGTTGTTCTTGTTCAGCTATCGCTTCTTCTCTTGTTGGATTACTCATGGCTTACCTCCTTTAGTTGCTATAAAAATAGGAATAGTTACCTATATCTGTTTCTGTATATTCATACATACAATTACTTTCCCAAGCATCAAAGTCTATGTAACACTCTAACGCTTCATCAATTGAATTAACCTCTAAGAAATAATCTCGCATAGCTTCTGAAAAATGATCATCTAAGATAAAGGTCACTCCCATATCAAAGTATTCTTTACCTATTTCTTCTCGTAAGTCTTGATAAGATTTTAATTCATCTTTATCTTCATCATCTAATTCAGATTTAGATTCAAGGTATTTAATTCTATCAAGTATATCTCTACTATCCATATAGTTATCTCCTAAATAACTTCTTACATATTGTTTACTCATATTTATCCTCCTCTATTTCTTTTAAGTATGGCTCTCTTAAATCTTCTACAAACCATTGCATCATTTCTAAATCAACTTCAACTCCATCTATTAATTCAGAAAGTTGACTGTGCAACCATTCTAATTTTTCATACTCACTCATTTATTTCCACCTCATAACAACTGCCTTCACCTAAATTTAAGTCGATAAAGTTTTCAGCTTCTTTTTCTGTATTAAAAGTCTCATCAAGAAGATACGTTGTCATAGTATCTTGATACCTTATTTTATATTTCATTACACCCTCCTTTTTCTATTATATTTAGTTTTATCAACATGAATCCTACTTCTACCATGACTAGGAGTTTTCTTCCTAACTTTAAGTTCTCTCTTTGATACTATAGTTTTAGTAGTTTTCATTGTTAAAATTGTTTAAATTATTTATTCTTTGACCCCTGTGTAAGGGGAATTATACTCTCATTAAAATAAATCTCAAGGCCTAGCCAGGATTTACTTATTACACCTCCTATATTCTAATTACAAATTCTTCTGCAAGTAAATCATCATGCTTTTTGTCCAACACCCAAGAATATCTATCTACTAATTCTTCATCAGTAGACTCATAATATATTGATGATATTGAACAGTCTCCCATGTAATGAAGTATCTCGCACCTTCTAAATATTTCGTCCCTAGTTTCAACAGATAAAGGTAAAGGATATTGTTCTCTCCTTTTTTGAAGTTCTAATTCCCTCTCCTTTTGTGCTTCGCTTGGGTTAAATTCTTTTAATATTAGTTCCATACTACACCTCCTTAACAGTATCAGTTATCTTACTTCTATTTCTGATAGCTTCTTTCAGTTCTTCTCTAAGTTCTGATAGTTCGATCTTACTTTGTTCTAAGTTACCCTCTATTTCCTCAGTAAGGCTAATTTGATATTGAACATTGTATCTATACCTATCTATCTTTGCATCAGCTTCTCTAAGACGTATAGCTTCCTTCTCTTTCTTTGTATTAGGTCTAACATCTAAGTAAAGCACTTGTCTTTCAGCAAATTCTAAAGGTAAGTCTTGGTCAAACCCTCTTGCCCTTAATCCATTCGCTATAGCGTGTTGCTTTCGCTTACCTCTACCCCTCCACTTACTGCTGTAAGTTTTAGAGTTTAGTAAACTCGTTACAAATGCTTTAGCATCTTCGCCATTGTTTAAGACTATTGGTTTTTCAAAGTCTCCCATAGTTATTTCTAGTGTGTGATGTGCTTTTCTCATTATATTAAATCTCCTTTAAATTGTATTGCGTAATCTTCAACAGTCTCACCACCATTAAAGATTCCCTCTTTAGTTTTAAGTTCTAAATCCCTCAACTTTGCTGATTCATAATCTGCCCTTTGTTCTGTAGACATCATATCATCTTCTTCAAAGTTAAGTTCTTCAAAGTTATTATTATCTCTTTCCATTCTTCAACCCTCCTTTTTAATAGTTAATATATTTAATGGATCATGTATAAGAATAAAATCTAACGCTTTTTGATTGCTTTTAATAGATTGTAATTCTTTTAATTTTTTTTCATTTATTATCATTCTTTAACCCTCCTTTATTATTTACTTTATACATTAAACGACTACACCAAGCTAGGCCTAGCCAGGATTTGCTTTTATCCAAAAGGAAAATATGTTTCATTGCAAATAAAATCTTCTTCTCCTATTGCAACTCTATCATAGTCTCCACCTATAAAATCTACTGCCCATTCATACAGTCTATCTCCTAGTTCTGCTTTTAATCTTGGTAAGTCTTTCTCATATATAAAGAGATAATCTCTCTCTATATAATATCTATAACCTTTTAGATTAAATTCCGTTCTATCAAAATAGATAACAGTATCTTCTTTAAATGTTTTTACATTCTTCATTCTTTAACCCTCCTATATAACAAGTGATAACATTAACAATACAAAAGCAAACAACCAAACTAAAGCTATAATAATAATTGCTTTTGCTCCACTATCTAAAAGTTCTAATTTTAACTTTTTCATTCTTCAACCCTCCTCTTTCTCTCTATAATATTCATCAACTGAAGCATAAACACCTTTAACCAAGTTGCCACAATTAATACATACATCATCAAACTCTACTTCTACGCAACCATACCACCCTTGATAAGTTTCTTTAGAATGTGTGCGATTGCATGAGTCTGAACAAAAATAATTACAATCGATTGCATCTCCTTGTTCATTTTCTATTATGTGAATATGTGCCATTGTCTAACCCTCCTTTATTATAATTATCTTTCCATTAGTAAAGTATTGGATAGT